TGCTATTTTTAAAAGACTTTCCTTCAACAGATCTGCCAACAATTCCAATTGGTAGACCATCTGGACTATGAACAGGAACTGTGACCATATCCATATTTTCAGAATACCCTAAAGAAAAATCTTTAAGTGCTTGAATTTCAATTCCACGAGATTTAAAATATGTTTTAGCTTTATCGCTTTTAATCAATCCATTATGTAGTTTATCTAAAGTATCTTGAGAGAACTCTTCAAAGACAGGCTTTTCATTCATTGCTTCTGATAACAGGTCGTCAAAGTTTTCTAACGACTCGGTTTCTTTTGTTGCAATAAACCTCATGGCCTCAAAGTCATTCTTATGCATAACACGCTTTACTAATTCCTGTAGGGTTCCAGCTTCTCCACATGAAGGATTAAAGCATATAAATGCACCCTTCTCACGGCTTACGCTAAAGCTTGATGTATGTCTATTGGAATGAAATGGGCAGTAGCATAGAAAGTCATTACCAGTTTCGCCAACTATTTCAAGTCCTATAGATTTTATGATCGACTTGATATGGTTCGGCGTGTAGTGCGTGGTATCGACTTCCCTTGCGTTATACCCTCTAATTGCCATGCCTTCTTCTTTCCCACATAAACACCATGAATGCTCATTAAGAACTTCCATGTCTCGCCTGTAAATTCTACCGAAAAGGCTGGGTCTATGTCAAGTACTCTGACGTATCCCTTACCCCTCATGTCTTGAATTAACAAATTTTCATACTGTGGTCTCAAGCTAATAAGCTGTGCATTATCCTGAAACTCAACATCTATCTGGAATCTTTTAATTTTTCGATGCGTCATTCGCAAAAGGGTTCTCATAAATCTCTTTGATGATACCCCTGTTGATATCCCAATCTAAGAATACGTTGAACTCCTGTCCATGACGATTCTTTCTGCTAACAACTTCAATCATATTTGTGTCCGTGTACTTATGAATAGCAATAGCCATGTCTGCATCATATTCAATAGCCTTTGACCACGCTACCTGAGATAGCATAGGAGGGGCATCTTGGTCTGTAATATCATCCATAGTTGCTGCAGTAATATCAATTACTGGAATATTGTTTGTCATAGCAAGCATTTTAAATTCACGAGACACGTTCATATTACGCTCAGTTGCACCAGTGCTTCTCTTGTTATCTGAAAATAGTTGATGATAATCTAGAATAACTAAATCTGGTTTATGCTGGTCTATCTTAGCCTGAACTGTATTAGCATTAACTTCACCCATACCTTCGTTAGATACTAAAATAAAACCATTCTTATTTTCAAATCTTTTTTGACCCCAAGATCTAAATGTGTCAACGTTAACATCGCCTCTTGCAAAATCAGATGCACGGAATAGACCAGAGCCCATCATTGTATAGATACGATCACGCATATTCTCTGGAGACATTTCAAGAGATACAATCATAGGTTTAAAGCCTTGCTCCCAAGCCTTACAAGCAAGATAAGATGTGAACCATGTCTTACCACGTCCTGGCCAACCAATAGCCACGATGAGGTGTCCTGGAGCCATTCCTGTAGGGTATGCTTTATCAATAGCATCAAACCCTGTTAGAATTCCTGGGGCTCCACCCATAAGAGATGAGCGCTCTTTAACCGCTAAAAAGTGCTTCTCTGCTAATTCAATATCTGTAATGTCCACGTCACGAACATGATTTGTAAACTTAGACAATTGTGAAAGCTTTGCTTGCAGGTCTCCGAGTACTCTGGTTGCAGCATCTTCTTTTAAAGCAGATCCGCTTTGAAGAATAATATTCTTTAATCTACTAGTTAGGTATTCATTCTTTAACTTATCTAAATAGTATCCAGTCTCAGCCTTTGTTTCAACTGGCTCAAAGTCTTTAAAACGCTCCATAAGAATTCCAGCCTCTGGAACAGCTTTAAACTTATAATAATATGCCTTAAGCGAATCCCAGATATCTTTATGTGATGTAAAAATCTCATCTACATTATCTGCCAGTAGTGTGCTTATATCTTTATTCTTGCATACTGCTGATAGCAACTCTGCTTCTGTATTCATTCGCTTTCGCCTTCTACTAATTCTTTCGTTGCTTGCAATAGCAATCGACGATGCTTTTCATCTTTCTCACGCTCTGATTTTAGGTAATCAATCTTGTCAAAGTTATAGAAAAAGAAACTAAGTGGGTGACCAGACTTATTGGTTTTAAAATAATATACCAAAAGATCTTTGGCTCTATCAAATCCAACGCTATCTATAACGTCCTGCATAGCCCACTTTTCACGAAACTTGTTAAGCCTTGGCTTTTTGCCATACTTCTCTGAGTAAAGTAATTCGTATAATCCGATAAGGACATATGGCTGTTTCTCATTTGCCACTGTTCAATTCCTTTTCAACCTCACGAGTCTTTTCAATAAGCTTGTTCTCTACAAAGGCGTATACTCTTTCGGTAGCCGTCTCTACATTTTCACCTTTACGAACATCGTCTTCAACACCAACATTAATTCTAATGCTTTCGTAATTTCCTAGGTTACGTGTAAAAGATAGGTCTACCTTAACTCTTGTTTCTGCCATTACTCCGCCTTCCATACAGGTACAAATTTACCGTCATCGGTCTTAGTATACAATATTAAGTTGTGTTTGAGAATAGCCTGCAATTCTGATCTTGAAGGTAAGTCTCTGATATGTCCAGCATCAATAATAAATTGATGAATGTCCAATATGTCCGATTCGCTAAACATATACTTAGACCAACTGCTGTCTGGATTACTAATTGGATATACTTTTTGAGGTTGCTTTACCTTACCCTGCAAAATATATTCTTCTATAGTTACCCTATGTCTGCCTATAATTTTGCTTACTTCTACAATTCCATAAGCCCGCTCCATATGCTTATCTACTTGAGCATATGAATACATAACTCTTTTATTGTCTAAATAGGACCAAGCGACAACCTCGTCTTTAGCTCTTGATAGTCTAAGTACTTTATGTACTTTACCGTTTAAGAAGAAATAGACGAACTTTTTGCGTAATCTTTGTCTGTTTTCTCTAGCCATTTACCAAACGCACTTGTTTCCTTGTTAATCATCCATCGCTTACCGCAAAGGATGCAAAATAATTCGGTATGTAATTTTTGAGAGAATACTCTATCAACAAATACTCTACCATTACACTTTTGACATTTCATCATAGAGAGAATGTCTTTCCGTCCACGACGCATGAGTAGTCTGGAGCAATATGGATCATTTGAATGTGTGGGTAATCGTTTACAATATGTGCAATTGCAAACCCTTTTTGCCAATCGTGGTGTTGAGTATATTTCATTCCTGGCCCCTTTTCATCACACATGTGACCAATTTCATATCCACGAAGAGTTTCTCCTTCGCCACCGTTTCTAAGTTCATATGTTACCATATGCGAAGCAATTCTATGAGAATGTCCTCTAATTAAAGATACCTGTAGGTCTTCCATGTCTTTACGAACAGAACCAGTTGCTGCAATAGAAATTCCGTGGTGTACGTGAACATCTCCAAAACGGCGCTTAGGCAATGAGTCATAATAAATATATTCATATCCTAATGAGTCTAAAGACCATAAGGATTCTGGAGTAACATCCTTTGCATAATCTGGAAGCTTCTTGTCTATATAATCAAAGATACGTATGTCATGGTTTCCTAATGCTGAAAACAATTGTGCATCTGGAAGCATCTCACGAGTCTTAGCATAAAAGTCTCTTGCACCTTTTGCTTCATGTCTCATCATAGGAACAATTAAGTCACGGCTATCATCTTTATGAAGCTGAAGAAATTCTGCAGATCTTCCCTCTGTATATTTACTGTAGCAAGCTTGATCGTCTGTGTCCCCTAGATAATCTACTACATCTGGTTTAAACCATTTCATAACCTTAAACCATAGCGCAATCATCTTATCGTCTTGATAAGGGAACTGCTGATCGGATGACAACATCCATTTTAAATCGTTTGTCATTTAACTTCCCTGCGTAAAAAAGGGTCACGGAGTCGTGACCTTGATATTATATAAATTGTAGCATATTTAAGCAGCCTGTCAATAGGCTAGTGGCAAATTGCCATCCAATAGAAATGAATTGTGTAGCCTTCTTTTGCTGCTGAGTTTAAATAAGCATTTCCTGAAACCTTATCTGGCCCAAGGGTCTTACTGTCTACTGCAAAACTAAATACGCTTGGAATGTTTGCAGTTCTTATTGGAGTAAGAATTACTGCTTTTGGATTTGATGCTAATGTTGTTTTAAAATTAATTGTAAAAGGAACTGCTGCTCCTGGCTTAAGTTTTACAGCATCACTAATACCACCGATTATTTGTTTTGCGTTAACCGTTAGATTTTCTAAACTTCCAGGGGTATTTGCTTTGTTAGGAGATCCAACATCAGGTATGCTTGCTTTTAATTCAACAAGCCTTCTGTCTAAATCCTGTAGAGCGGCTGCGTCTAAAGGGGTTCCATCATCAAATGCTGCCATTATAAATTTTCTCCTAAATCGTGTGCTGAAATTTCTTTTTCAGAAACCTCAATCATTTTTGACCTATCGAGACCGTATCGATTAAATGAATCTGGGTCTACAATGTGTCTTAGTTTATTCTGTGATACTAGATACATTTTACCATCTGCGACGTTCTTGATCAAGGTGCCGTCTCTAAATCCTAGCTTACCTACAAGCTTAATCCCTGATAATGCCGCCTCAGTTGCCAATACGGTAGTAAAGCACCAAGACTGGGCGGCCCTATCGGAAATCAATTTATATCTTTTACCATCTTTAATCCAATACGTATCTTTATCTGTTTTTACAGCGATACCTGAAGGAAAATTAGTCGGCTGTGAGATCGCTAAGGTGTTCTTCGTAGTCTTTAACAGCTTCAACCTTTGCATCCCTTTCTTCCATAAGCTTAGTAATTTCTGCCCGTAAAAATGCAATTTGAGTTTCATAATTAGATACAATCTCTCCTATGCGTTGCTGTAGGGCGGTAATAACTAATTCCGCTTTTTCTGCCATTTATATTCCTATTCCTCTAATCCTTCTGCTTCTGATTCCAGAGCAGTTCTCTTTGCGGTTAAAACGTTAATTTTACCAGTAATATTTGAAACAGTTTCTGAATTTACTGGAGATTCAGAATTTGCTTCAATTAGATCTAGCTGAAAATTATACATCTGGAAATCAATACTTTTCATGTGCTGATTTACAAGGTTTAACTTATCTGCATTTGTTAACAATGTCATTTTTGCCTCCTTTCATTATTATACCATTTAACTATAAATCGTCAATAGCGGCAATAAGAGCATTTTTTGCCCTTATTGAATCTTGAATTAAAGACTCAAAGCTTGGTAATCCTTCTTTATTTTGGTACCCGCCATCTATATTAGATTGAAGTATTTGAATACGTTCATCTAATTGAGATATTCTTTGTAAAATTATATTTCTTTTTTCTTCTATATTCATATGACTCCTATGCTGAGTTTGAGTATCCTGAATAGCTAGACCAAGTTGATCCGCCATTGTTTGTAGCTCGTACCCTTATTTGCCAGAGGTTATCGTTTCTAGACAAATTAAAACTTGCAGAGTTTGTGCCATAAAGACCTAGTGTTGCTGATCCTCCAGATGAGCCTAGACCGTCTATCTGATACTGAATTGTTCCTGTTCCAGTAGATGCACCCCAAGTTGCGCTATATCCCCAAGTAGTAGAAGTATTATTTGCAGGAACGTATGTCAAAGTCGGAGTTCCAGGAGTTGATGGAGTAGATGCTACTGGATTATTTACTGTAAATGATGTAGATGCTGTACCATTTGGAGACACTCCATTAGAAGCTGTAACAACTAATAGCCAAGCTAATGCGCTAGAATTTTGACTTACTGTAGGTGAAAATGTTGATCCAGTTGCTATCTCTTGATATGAAAATACACCGTTTGTAAATCTTTGCCAGGAGTAGGAATAGGTTATGGTTCCTGATCCTGTCCAACCAGATGTTGATGCGGTATATGTTGTAGATCCAGCTGTTCCAGTTGTTGGATTTACCGATACAGATCCACCAGTTGGAGCAGTGGCTGCTGCCACTCTTGTTCCAGAATCTCCTAGTGACCAATCTGATTTTAAAAATGAGGTAGAGCCAGAAGCAGGAAATGCTTGGACATAGTAATCTCTAGTAGTTCCAGTTGCAACGCCATCGTCCAAAAATGGGGTACCTGTAATTGTTTTCCCGCCATTATTATTTGGTCCTCCAAAGTCTGGGCTACTATCATATCCTGGTTGTCCTCCCCACCAAACTCCGTAAGTTGCCGCATTTGATACATTTGTCCAAGAAACTCTAATACCAGTTGAAAGATTATCTGTTGCTGCAACATTACTTGGAGTCGATAGTTTTGATGCTGCTGCTGCAACAGTTGCATTCGCAGATAGTGTAAGAGTATTTCCAACTCCATTATTTGCAGTTATTTGGCATCTTAAATTAGATCCGTATATAGAAACATAGTTTGAAGGTGGCGTATATGTTGAAGATGTAGCTCCACTTAGTGCAACCCATCCAAAAGACCCGCCTTCAAAATACTGCCACTGATATGATATTTGTGCATTAGGAGCAGAACTTATAGAAGGAGTTGCAGTAAATTGTGTAGATCCAGCTGTACCAGATGACGGAGAAACGCTCATAGTTCCAGATGGCTGAGCAAAAGTATACGAGGCTGATCCTCCATACGCACTATAAGTTCCAGCTGTTGCAGTTCCATTAACTATTGTGTCCCCTAAGTTTTGATTAGAAGATCTCATGTAAAAATAATATGTGATTCCATTTGAAAAACTAAAATCTTCTGTTACGGTACTTGTTGTGCCTGCAGCGTCATATGATGCTGTTGTTGGAGCAACCCCACTTGTCCAGTATAGTTGATAATAAGGTCCGCTTCCGCCAGAGGAACCAATAACTGCTCTAACTGTAGTATCATTAAGTCTAGACATAGAAACAATAGATGTACTTGTCGGTGCAGTTAATGCTGCAGCAACCACAAGAGATGTACTAGTGGTTTGGTAGTCTGGCATTGTTATAATATATGGAAAATATTCTCCAGTGGCAGTATACTGTTTTGTTACTGAAAAACTTGGATTGGCAGTTCCAAAGGAGTATTCTCCAATTGGCAAGTATCCGCTGTCGGTTCCATCTCCATAATAAATCCTGTATTGTCTTGGATAAGAACTGCCTCCTCCTAGGCCTCCAAATGAGCCAGAAAGGGTTACATTCTCATTTACTTGAGCATTAGAAGGAGATGCAGAAAGTGTTGAGGTTGCTGCTCTAGAAACATAATACGGAATTCCGCCAACCACATCTGCATAATATTTTCTTACTGAATTCTTTAAAGCACTAACTTCTATTTCAATTTGCCATCTATCTTGGCCTCCAGGGGCAAAGGTAGTTGATCCAAACGAAGATGAGCTGATGCTTTCATTGTGAGTTAATGTAGCAGTTGTTCCTGATACGGTAATGTTATTAATTAATGTTCCGCCAAAGCCAAAACTCGAATTAGATCCAGTTCTTGTAGTCCATGCACTACTAGCGGCAGATCCATAATTTGTTCCATCCATTCCATAGTAGCTAAGGTTTTGCCAATTAAATATTCTGTATCTAATTCTATATGTTGTGCTTGAATTAACACCAGTTACATTAGATTGAATTTTAAAAAGTCCTGCAACTGGAATATATCCTCTGTTGTCAGTACCTTTTTGATTATAATAATCTAAAATGTTTAATGTGGTAACAGAAATTTCTGATCCTGGATCCGTTGAATCTTCTTGAGTAACTGGAGAAGTTGGGATAAATCCAGATATAGGAATTACTGCAGATTGAGTGTTTGAGTTATTCAAAGTAATACGCACTGTATATATTTTATTTGCTAATGTGGCATTATGATATACCGTTCCAGATTTTGTTGTTGTGCCAGTTGTAACTACAGAATTTAAATATTCTATTGCTACTCTGTTGCTTGTTGTTAATGCTTCTCCAGCAGAATCTATTGCAAACCATTCTATGTATGAATTAGCTAAGTCTGGTTTTCTATACCACTCATTTTGATAAGTAAAACTTGCAGATAATGTTTCTGGAACATCAACGCTAGTATTTATTAAATTAATTGTTCCGCTAGGTCTTTGCCTTACAATATAAACTTGTGGGCTGCTAGCTGAAAGAGTTCCTGCTGAATTGGTTGCATTGACTTTAAATGTAAGAAAATTTTTATCAAAGTAGTCGCCGTCAGATGCTCCTAAGTATGTAGAGTTATTTTGAAATAAATCTCTATCTGATCCAGAATTTACGTCGCCAGTCCATTCTTGGTCATCGTTTTGATTTCCAGTTTCGTTCCAGTACCAATTGTAGGTGTAAGTAATGCTACTTCCGTTTCCAGAAACATAATTAGATAAATCGTCTGCATTAGCCCCATATAAGTAGGTTCCTATTGCTCCTAAAGGCCAACCATTGGCAGATCCAGTTGATGGCCCCATCATTTGGACTGGAGGAGCTTCTATATACCCAGCACTTCTAAATGAATTAAGTCTTATTCTTGGGAAGTCATTATTTCTTAAAAATGGTTTATTGCTTGCAGTATCATATACTTTTCTCCAAGTACCTGTTCCAGTTTTTATATAAGCTTTTCTTACAGCAGTCCATGTTTGCCCGCCAGTCTTCAAGTAAATCTTTTTTATTTTAGCCCATGTAGTATCTGATGTTTTTATATATGTCTTCCCAGCCATTTTTAATCCGCCGTACTAAACATTAAGTCGCCAATCAAACCAACGTGTGAGTGACTAGATGTTCCGCTGGATGGAACAATGGATGTTTCAGCTGCACCAGATTTAAATATAGATCTACCGCTGGACACAGTACCGTCTGGCTTAATCATAAGCATTGCTGATGCAACACTATAGTTGTATGTATAGTGATATTTAGCTGTAAATCCTCTTAAGGTTATAGCTCCAGTTCTACCTAAGTTAATGTCTACCCCACCATTTGCAAGCTGTATTGAAGAGAAGCTACTGTTTCCATAGTTTGATAAAAGAATAGATGATCCACTTGTAGCATCATTTGTCATAACAAACTTTGGGCTATTTGTAGTATTTTGAGTGGGAAGCTTAATAGCAAACGTACTGGAAGCTGAAGAATTTGATCCAGAGGCAAATGAAGAATACTCTGATTCTGGCGTATCTATTTCTGTAGAGCTTGAACCACTTGAAGATGTTGAAGAAACTACTGGAACAGATATGATATCGTTATCCATAATAAAACCATTTTTAAATGTAATTGTTTGATCGGCAGCGTTTAATGTCATTGTTCCAGAAACAGCAGACAAAGATGTGGCATTGATTTGCCACCCACCAATTTTTCCAGTCCCATCTTTTGCTAATGAAAATGTTGGAGATGCAGTATTGCTTGGATATGCTGCAATTCCTGATGAGTTTATTATAATCTTGTCGCCAGTTCCACCTATTGTTTTGTTTGCACCTACATAAAAAACACCGCTACCACTAGGATCTATCTGTAAATCTCCTATGACCTTACTTGTGCCCTTTACTTCTAATTCTCCCTTAACACTTAAAGATGTTGAAGAGCCAGTTATGGCTCCTGCTCCAAGGCTAAACGTACCGTCAGTATAAATATAGTCTGCGCTTGCTCCTATATATATACCATTGTTTGCTCCATTAGCTCCAGTTCCAACTTTAATTACATTGCTTCCAGAACCAGTAGTTAATAAACCAGTAAATGTACCGCTACCATTTATTGTAAGGTCTGTACCATTAAATCTTAGCTTGTCTCCAATTGAAAATCTTCCAGTATTATCTGCATAGAATGACGTACCACTACTATAATAATTTCCAGCCCCTATAAAAATTCTTCCTTTTGCAGAAAATGTTCCAGTAGGAAAATCATTTAAAGTTACAGTCGTTCCATCTAGCCTAACTCTATTTAAAGATGTAGTCTCTCCAACGTTTATTGTTTTTTCAGCAAACAGGAGGTCGGTAACCATCTTACTTGCATCAATTTCTCCAGCTTTGATATTATTTGCAAATACAGAATCTGCTGCTAAATCAGCATTTGCCACCTGAGTTGTTTGAACTGGACCTACTGCTGTTACTGTTCCAGTAGAAACTCCATCATTGTCTTTTGCTCTAATGGCAATAAAATAATTTGTTCCATAAGACAAAGCTGTGGTTTTATCTGCTAAAGTTTTTACTACTGCAAATGTGCCGCCGACTTCTAACACCTTGTACTGAGGATCTACAATTCCAGTGGCATTTGTAGTTTTTATAAAAACTTCATAAACTACCGCATCATTATTTACAACCTCTGGAAATGTAATTGCAAAAGCACCAAACAAAGATTTTATGTTACTAGTTGTTATAGAGGGGTTAGTAGTAGGAGCTTGACCGTCACTTATTGATCCAGATGCATTAAGAGTTGCAGTTCCAATAAGATGATTTGTACTTAAAAGACCAGTTCCATATTTTGCGGTAATACGAATTCTATATGTGGTGTTTGGAGATAGGCCTCCAAATGACACCGTATTAGAATTTGCATATACCTCTTGAAGCGGGGAACTAAAACTAGTGTCGGCATTGGTTGTTAATTGAACCCTATATGACTGAACGCTTGCATCTGCTGACGCAGTCCAGCTTATATTTAAAATAGAATCTGTTGCTGAAGCTACAAAGGCTGTTGCTACAGATGTATTTGATCTTGTGTCAGATACCGCTATTGGATTACCAGTAACGTTTACAAAAGCCGATTGATTTCTGCCGTCTGTAGTTGCTACAGATAACGAGTATGACTGACCTACTACAATTCCTAGTTTTACGGACAGCGTATTCAAATATGTCTTGCTATAAAATGGCTGAGTCCATTCTCGGCTGTCCGACTGTCTTACTATTTTTACAATGTAGGCATTAAAATCAGATGGGGCGGTGGCTACTGCATTAACTATTGATAAATTAATAATTCCTGATATTCCAGATGAATCGCTAGAGTCTGCGCTAGGGGTTGCTGTTGCTGATTGTATTGGATCTGGTGCAACTGAGTCTGTTGCTTCTGCAACTGGGTCTACGGGAGTTACTGCTACTACATTAGAGTAAGTGGTGCCACCAGAAATTTTGTCTGTAAGCTTTACTCGAACCCATCTTTTTAAAACATTACCAACGGTTATTGTAATTGGATTAGAAGAAGTTACTCCAACCTGCTGGTAGCCGCTTGTCGGAGCGGTATTTGAAGTAGATACTGATTCTTCAATAATAGCATATGCAAAGTTGGAATCGGTTTGAGCTGTATAAGAAACTATATACCCCAAGGTTGCGGGAGTCACCGTAATTGTTGGTGTGGTTAATTTTGTGACATAGCCAGCAGTTGTTAGCGTATAACTATTAGACCAATCACTTTTTACACCATCTTCAAAAACATATTGAAATTGAAATGCATAACCTGAACCTATTTTTAAATTTGGTACAACAACTGTAAAATTATTTTTGTCCGTTGCAGTGTTTGCTGCTAAAATTTCTGAGGTGGGGTTTATAATTAAATCTTTAGGATAATACTTTTCAAAGTTAGCTGCATCTAATGATGACATTTAAAACTCCAGCTGCAATTTATATTCTATGTCTACTGGACGACCCGATGGTTTCTGAAGTGGGGTTGTTAGAACATGTCTTGCTATTAAGCCATATTGTGGGTCAAATGTGTCTTCGTCATTAACCCTAAGTCCGTCAAAGTATACTACCGTGTTCCCACCAGATCCCGCAGTAACCTCAATTCCTATGCTTGTAATATTTGTTAAATCTGGTGAACCCACAATATTACTAAAAAGATTAGACATTGAAACAGATTGAACCTTATCTTCATTTGATCCAGATGGAGTAAAATCGGCATAGTAGTATGCAGAACTAGAACTATAAAACTTAACTCTAATTTTTGAAGTATTGTTATCTGCTTTTTTATACGCAAGGGTAAGACTATCATTTACGCTATATCCAGACAAATCTAGTAGGGCAATCGTATTCTTATATTCTTTTGATGTAGATTGAGTAACATTAAATCTAACCATGTTTTCGCCTATTTTAGAAACAAATGTTGTTCCATCTGTTGAATTTGATTCAAGTGCTGGGCTATTCCCGCTGGAGTCTGCCCATAAAATATTATTTTCAAACGCTGTTATAAACTTGCTATCATAAAAATTAATAGACTTTCTAAGTCCAGGATATAGTCCAATCTCTGTTATTACTCCAGAGATATCTTGAGGTATTGTAGCTTTAAATATTGAATAATAGTTAAATCCTCCAGATCCATCACTCTCAATATTAATAGATGATAGGGTTACTGGCATTCTATAAATTTCAAAGCCAAGTCTCGTATTCGTGTCTGCTTCAGACAGTTGTGTTCCAGTAGCGATACCGATTGCCAAATCTTTAGAATCAAAGTTTGAATTTCCAGCAATAAAATCTATGAGAAATCTTTTACCAAATTTAGTTATCATCTTTTTTGCACCAACACATTCACTGCTTTTACCATCTCGCCACTTGAATTTCTAACTTTAAAAGTAACTTTTGCTGTTGGATTATTTGCAGCATCATAAACAACTTCGTTAGAAATTAATTCTATGTCCATAAGTGTTGGAGATTTTCTAGAAAGTCCTGGCTTTTCTGGACCCTCTTCTTCATCTTCTCCTTCTACAACAAAAGATTCGTCTTCTAGGGATACAGAGATTAAATCTCCATCTCTTCTTACTGGATAGTTTCTTCCAAAGTGTGGGGCTAAATAATACGTGGTAATTCCGTCAGCATAGTCTGTTAACGGTGCGACTACTCCAACGGAGGTAGTTGATTCTTTATTTGATGCCATATTTTTATTATACCATTTATCAACTATAAATAGAACGTGCTGATATGCTGGTATTAAGCCCCTCTCTAAAAGAATTACTTACTCTGGTTACTACAAATTTCTGGGTACCGTCTAAATCGTTCTTTGGATAATTAATGGTTATAATATCTCCAACCGATATTAGAGGATTGCTAAATATTTCCATTTCAATTACCCTTTGTTGTTTTGACCATTGAGTTTGTATCCATGTTGCTAAATTTTTAGCATCATCTTCTCTTTGAATCCATGCCGTTTCAAAAACCACTGGCTCTGGAGTTGTTGTCTCACTTAATGTATTGGAATTATATTCATGCTCTCCAGAAATTGTTATGGCGTTTCCAACTACTGCAAATGAGTACAGGTTTCCGTCTGCTAAAGGAATCATCATTCCAGAGTTATTTAAAACAAAAACTTCGGCTCCGAACGAGGTCAATCTTTGTCCTAAAATTTTTGCTAGCTTATTTATACCTACTGTAGAAAATAATGGCTCTGATGGTCTATCTTGATATTTAATCTTTATTTGTTTTAACTCTCTAGCGGTTGTTCCAAATTCTTCAAGCCATGCCGACTGACCAGAAGATATATTTTTATTTTCAATAAGCTTATCTCCATATAAAAAGCTAAGAGTCTTTGGACCGTATTTTCCTTCGTATACATTTTGCATAATTCCGCCTTTATACTGATCTTCAGTTATTGGTGCAGCATATATATAATCGTAATTAACTTTTCCGCTGTTTGCAAACATTGCAACGTTTCTTGTTTTACTTAAAGGGGAAGAACTGTCTGTAGCAGTTATTTTATAACTATTTACATAAGCATCTATTTTAACCGAAGAAGATTCAACAACCACATTAACGTCAAGCTTGTATACTGTTCCAGCTAAAACTCCAGTCAATGTTTTTGAAGGAGTCTGCTGGCTATCTGCCAAAATTGTCTTTTTCCCATTAACAACTTTATAAATTTTTATTTCTTTATCTGCTGTATCTGATAAGTGAGTAGTGGTTTGAACTGATACATAGTAGCCCGTATTGCCATTTGAGCTAGTAAAGAAGCCTAGACCTCCAGAGCTGACAACGTCATTGACTGTGCCTGGAAAAAACATTGCTGTTCCAAAAGCATAATGGGAATATGAAGTTGATATTTCAGAATCTTTAATTGCAACGGAGTGTTGATTTGGGTTAGTGCTATTATTTGTTAAAGAAAATAAAGAAGTTTGAATTGATCTTTGATTGGCCATTATTGACCTCCATATCTGTCAAACCAGGCTTGTGCCTGTGCTGCATATCTAGCTGATGAGGCAGCATTTGCCTGAGACCAACCCTGAGAAGTTAAACTCTTTATGTATGCATCCCAATCATATGGAGAATCTGTTGGAACTTGAGTTGTAGAAACCGTAGCAGTAATGCTTGCAACATTTGTTAGTGTTGGAGTAGAACCACTAGACTCACTCCAAACCGTATCATAGCCTGCCCAAGAATTTAATATATTTTCTTGTTTATAATGTGCAACTATTTTTGTTCCAAATGCGCCTCTTGTTTTTATTCTATACTTTCCATTTGGCTGGTAATTGCTTGCTCCTGGCTTACTTAATCCAAGGTACTTGAGTGCTTCTGAACCACTTGTAATATCTTTAGTTTGCATCACATCAGATAGATCTTTATACTCATATTGTATTGCATCATACTCTATAATTTCTGAATCAATCACGAGATAGCCACTGTACTCATTTAAAACGTTACTTTTAAGAGCATCGTTTGCAACTACTAAATTTAATTTTACGTAAGAGTTGGTTCCAGATACATTATATGGTCCAACTGTTTGACCAGAAATTGCTGCCATGTCTCCTTCTAGAGATAAGGCCCCTAGGTTTCTTTCTCCAGATGCCCATAATGGCTGAGAGTTTCCAGTATAATTATTTGTAGTAACACTTTTCCAAAGAACTTTTACTTGATTAGCTGAAGGCAAATCTTGTTTATTAAATGATAAAATATTTGGAAGGCTGCTTCCGTTTGCGGCATATCTAAACTCTAATGGTGTTTTACCAACAGTGCTAAATAAATACTCTCTGGTATAAAATTGTAAAACGTTGCTCTCGTCAAAGACTGCTACCATCTGGGAATCTCTGCATAGTCTTTGAATAGAATCCCATACGGACCCGCCATCGTCTGTCCACCAGTACCTAGGTGAAAATATAGATGTATCGGAGGATGTGGTGTTAAATTTATAATTAGTAAAGCCTATGTTGTCTAGTAGAGTTCTTACAATTGCTATTGTTGTATAGTCTTTGCACACAATGCTTGGAGCAATTAGTTGTTGCAATATTCTTGCTCCATCTAAAGCAGTTACAGAAACATTTCCAAATTCTTCTATAGACCAGCTATCCACATAAAATATTCCTTGCTTGACTTTATCATAAGTTCCAGAAGAATCTGTTATAGCCCCGCTAGAATGATATATCTTAAAATACGGAGCAACCTCTATGGCCTTATACATATAAGTTTTTGTAGAATCAAAAGTCATAGTTTTATCAAATGATACAACTTCCCTGGTATCTTCATAGGATACCATTGAAAGAGAAAGAGAGTTTGCTGTTACTGATCCAACTGGTAAAATGTCATCTGATCCGCTAGAAGTTTCTTTTGTGATTTCAAAATCTACCACTCTGTCTGTAACATCTTTTATCCATCTAGGTGACATTTCGATAAGCCCAATATATTTTCCAGTCACCGCTCCTGTGGTTACTCTAAGGCTTGTCATGTTAATTGGATTTGATATAGATGCTGGTTCTGTTTTTACCCAAGATGTTCCGTTATAATAAATTGTTACTGTTCCAGCATCTGGATTTCCAAAAGCTTTTATATCAGAACTTGTACCTGTAGCTAATTGTGTAGACCCGCTATACACAGTCCATGTAGAAGGAGTAGAGTGTCCTAATTCAAATCTTATAACTATTTTATTTGTTAATATTGTTTTTGGATAAGTAGCAGTTACATCTAAGCCAACACCTTTATCGGAAACATAATATTTATAAGCAGTTTCTGCCCCAGGATAATATGTTCTGTAGTCTACTGCATACTCACCACTTTTAGGATTTCTATATGTATTTGCTCCTACATCTCCCACAATAGCATACTTTACGCCAGCCTTTATTGGTCTATTTTGTTTAACAACTGTATCTACGGGAAATAGTTTTTTAAATGGGTAATATACATTTCCTGCTGAATCTGTTCTACTTATATCTGCGCCAGTAACAACAATTCCGTCTACCAAGGTATTCATGTTGTATTCTACTGTACAGCCTGCATTTATTATAATTGTTGACTGTTGATCTAGTAAAGCTTTAAGCTCAGTTGAGGCGGTTATCATTAGACCTCATCCATTGTCAAAGAAACGCTCCAGTGTGGCTGTAGTCCTCTTTTTAATACACTAAAACTACAGTTACTAAATGAAACTGTATATGATTCGTATCCTGAAGAAGACTGATCTGATCCAGTCTTCGCTAAATTAATTCTAATATTAAATGTTTTCTTTCCATCATCACTAAGGTAGAATTGTCTTAAATCTTCTGCCCCCCAACCGCCATCTACTGTAAGATCTCTATATGAAGGAAGCATTTCCCATGACATAGAAAAACTCCTTTTATCGGCAATATGATTTTTTCTAAGTGTTCCGTTAGATGTTCTAGTTATGGCTTCAATTCTTTCAACGTTTATTTCTAATGGGCTTCTATTGTGTTCGCTAACCTTGTTCCAGGTTTTAGTAGTTCCAGGTGTTGTAGCAAGGAGGTCCTTGGCTTCTATCCAAAGTACGGAGCCTCTAGGTAAAGATAAAGCTGGCATTAGTACTTACCTCCTACGTTTACTGGTCTACCTAGTGTAGCACCAACTAATTTCATTTTTGCTTCCATGGACTTCATGACGTCGTCCACTGTAATACTTGTACCATTTAACTCAATATCAATGTTGTATGTGTTGTTGCTATTTGGGCTATTTGAAATACCTGGCATCTTAACATTTTGTTGAGATGGAATATTAAATGCTGTATCAATATTAGGCTTGATCATTCCTGGCATGGTAGGCATAAAGACTTCTTGCTGCTTACCTAATGAATTTATTCTATCATTTACTAAATACTTTCGTCCAGGGGTAACTGGTCCGCCAAGCGATCTACCCACTGGCTTTGCCCTATCTCCAAATCCCCATCCAGTCTTTAAGACTTCATAGGTAATTCCATTATATTTAAAGAACTGTCCTTTTTCTAATTTATTGTGACTAATGATCTGTTTTTCAGCAGTATCAGAAAGTTCTCCGTCTGGTTTAAGTACATATGCCGAATTATTAGCAACCATTAATGGGGCATCTTTTGTTCTTCCGCCCGTTGATGTTCCCCCAGCACCAGCTAACTTATCTGTATAGATATTAACCTCTTTTGCATTTACACCATTTTGTAATCCATTTGAAATTGAATCCACTAAATCTTTTGCGCCACCCTTAACATCAGAAAATGTTTCTAGAGCTCGGTGTCTTGCCTTTGCACCCTTTGGTACTACCTTTTCAACAGACTTTGGACCGCCAAGTTCAGTGTTAAAAGATTCTACTCCTGCAAGGTCTGTTTTTTCCTGAGAACTACCTGTATACTCTAATCCAAGAGCTTTATAGAGTAGTTTATTGAATGCTGCTGCACTTACTGATTTTTCTAAACCATCTAATTTTTCTTTTAATGTCGATGCTTGTCCCTGTAGCTTAGATAAACTTTCTCCTGCAAGGGCCGCTTTGTCTGCCAGATCTTGATTCTTTTTGCCTAGTTTATCAATTTGATCCTGCAGAGGCTTAATTTCCAATTCCGCCTTAGCAATAATTGAGTCTTCTGCTTTTTTAGATTGAACTTGATTTGTAAGTTGCTGAATAGCAATTTGAGATCTAGCTGCAGCATCTTGATCTCCACGAGCAATTGCTTCTTGATACTCTAATTGTAATTTTTGTAATTCTAAGTTGTCGTTTTCTGCTTGGCTTTGAGCACGAAGTGCTTTAATCTTAGCATCAGCAGCATCCTTAATTTTTTTAATCTGCTCATTAAGGCCTTCTATTACTTTTCGGCTATCAATTTGCTGCTTAGCAGATTGACCTTGAGAAGCTTTTTGCAAATCTTTAATTTTCTTTTGTAGTCCTTCATACTTTGCATATTGCTCTTTAACACCAGCAGTGTTTTTAAGAGTAGCTGTGGTATTGGCAACAACTAATGATTGAAGTTTTAATGCAGCGTTTGCAGCTTCTCCAGAAAGAGTTTGTAAGTCTAAATTTACTCCCTGTAATGCGAGCTGGTACTTAGCCCATGCCGATGTAGCAGTATCTGTAGAATTTAATATTTTAGCAAGCTCTGGGTTTTGTTTCTTTAATTCATTTAAAACGGATTGATTAATTGTTACTTGGCCTTTGCCAGTTGTAGCCATCTTTTTTAATACTTGATCCATTGAATCGCCAAACTCTAATTTGTTTGTTTTTGCATTATCTTTTATTGCATTACCAATTCCTTCAAAAGCAATCATAAGTGAATCTGCAGCTGCTTTAGAGTCTCCGCTTGCCATTGCATCGTCAAAACTTCCTGCCGAAACTACTGCTGCATCAACTGCTGTTTTTATTGATCCAAACCCCTTTGTTCCAATTGCTCCTGCGGCTAGCTGAGCTTTATTAGATTGAGCCATAAGTGCATAAACCTTAGCTGTAGCTGTTTCAACATTGTCCCCCAAGGACATGAACTGTGCTTTTAATCTTGTAGCAACTGTTGCAACCTCTGAATTACCTTGTTGATTAAATAATTCAATAAGGTCTGGCATCTTTTTCTTTGTTTCTTCACGAAGCTTTTTATATTCAGCAATTGTCATTTTAATAGGAATATTTGCTTGGAACATGCTTTCATAAAGCATCTTATTTCTTTCTTGCAACGCCTTGGCATCTTCTATAGCATTTTTTATATTGGCATTATAGTCTGTCATTGAGTAACCAGCTTTTTTAATTGCTTCAGAAGACATTCCATATTCTAATCTATTAACACGAAGTTCTTCTTGATGGTCCTTATATAATTTAGTTAGTCCTTTTACTGCAAGGATAGTTGCAGTAATTGCAAGACCAACTGGGCCAAACCCTTTAGCTAAAAATCCAAGTCCTCTTAATACTGGACCAAATCCTTTTGATAGTCCAGTCAGACCGTCTGCCTTTTTGGTCAAAGCACCGCTTAATTTTGTTGATCCGACACTTAGCGCTCCCATTCTAACCTTCATTAAATCCATCAATTTATTGACTTTAGGAATCATCTGAAGCATTGGCATAAATGTCATTGCCATACCAGCACTGCTCATTACTTGTCCAGCTCCGCCGCCAACCATTGATCCTGCAGCCATTAACCCCATGCCGCCAAATGAGGAAGCCATTCCGCTGCCCATCATAGATGGCTTTACTGCACCATCGCTTCCATCCTGGAAATATTGAACCTTTGGAACCATTCCTCCGTTAGCCATGTAAACTGGTCCGCCCATAGACATTCCCTTAGCCCATTTTTTATTAAGGTCAACTGATCTTTGATCAGGCGTATATACTTTTCTTCCTCTTTGAACAAACCTAAGAGCGCTATTAATTTTATTTGCAGCACTCATCATCATTGTTTTAGTGTCTCTTGGTTTTTGTAAAAATGTATCTCCGCTTCTAGCACTCATAGAGAAACTTTCACTTGGCCTAATATGTACTGCTGTTTTACCAGTCTTACCGCTTTTTGTTTTTCCTGTGTTGTACCAAGTTTTTCCTCCAACTTCGGTGGCTGCTCGTGCTTCATCTATTGTCATCACTGGAAGATTTTCTGGAGCCATTGCTCTAAATGCTTTTGAATCAATCCTTATATCTTGAGGCAAACTTGCAATACCTATGGATTTTCTAAGTAGGACTCCATCTGCTGGACTTAAAGTTCCTGAAACTCTTTCAATTGCAGATCTATAAACATTTGCAAAAACTGCATCATCTATTCTATTTCCAGAAGGAAGTTGTTTTATAGAAGACAACATTGCTTTATACAATGATCGTCTTACTTGATTATTTGTTACTGGCAAATCTTCAAAAAGAACTCCAGTTCTCATTGCTTGCTTTATTGCCTGAAGAAGGGCTCCCTTAGTAGATCCTTGTTGACCCTCTTTCATTAATTGATTTATTATTTTACTAATTCTTAAAATGTTTTTATCTTTAGTTTGAAATATAGCGTCATTAGGAAAAGCTTGTGTTAAAACTCTAGTTCTAGGATCTAGAGAAACTCCTGACGAACTTACTTGAGATCCTGTTTGAGAAGGTAATTTATTTCCTTCAAAATCAAAACCACTTGCGTGTGCGCCTTCAAATTGTGAACGATCTACTGGCTTTGGGTATTTAGAAACAATATCTTCTATAACGGCATCTGGAGACGCTCCATTATTTATTGCTTCTAAAAGCCCTCCGAAGTTTTTAGCTGCCTTAGCATTGATAACATATTCTCCAGGAGTAAGCATTGCTGGTACAGTATCTGTACCCATTGGCGCAAACTCTGGACCATCGCTACCATTTTGTCTATATACGACTCCACCCATAGCAAACTTCTTTGGTATTGTTGTTTCAACATTGTAGCCAGCACCAGAGGTTCTTACCCCAAGTGTTCCAGCGATCTTATTAATAAAGTCTCTTGTCTTGCCCTTCTTAAATAACTCTCTCATATTAGATTTACCAGTTGGGTCAACTACTGGCTGATTTAAAGTAGGAACCATTGTTGGATTAATTGTTCTACCCATAGCAGTCGCCTGTGCTTGAACTGTAGCAGCTATTAATCTTTCTGTTTCTAAATTTAATGCAATAATTTTTGCTCTTGCAGCATCTAAATTCATCTTACCTGCACGAAGCTCTGCAACAATAAGAGCAGATTCTTTTGCGGCATTATTTGTTAAAACATTAACTGCTGGAAGAATATCATCAAACTGCATCATAAATTCTTTACTTACGGTTCCAGTTGCTGCAATTGTTCTCTTTAGATTTTCAATTTCTGTTTTTGACTGCATTCCTAAAGTAGCCATCATTGCATGCCATCTAGCTGCTTCTCCAGAAACAATACCTGTTGATACTCCGCCTACTGTTGTAAGTCCAGGAACATTTGGCAATTGCTCGTTCATATAAATTTGTGGATTTTGACCAATTTTTTGATTTACAGGAATTGACCCTGGAACCATGCCAAACATAGTTTGTTGCATTCTTTGTTGGTCAGTCATTCCAGATCTTGGAACCATGTGTGAACTTGCTCTAGTTCCCATTGTTCCTGCTAATGGGTGATTTGGATCTACCACTCTCGATCCTCCAGCCGCCATAACAAGATTTCCAGCCATTGTTGAAACTGCTGGATTAACACTCATTGCTCCAGACTTTGCTTTTGCTTCTAGTATTGAAAATTCATCAATCAAATTTCCTAAAGCTTGTTTTAATACTGCTGCTGCTTTTGCATCACTATAAAATGATTGTTCAACTAATCTTCCTGCTTTTTCTGCAGCAAGCATTTCTGGTGTTAAATACTTCCAGCCCTCTCCGCCTTTAAAGAACGCCTTCATGTGGAAAATTCCCTTTAGAATATATCCAAAGAAGTTGGCGAGCACACCAGTTAACATAATTACTGGTCCAATAACTGCAGTAAATCCGCCTGCTAATGCTAAGACTTGCTTTACTGGTCCTGGTAAATTATTAGCAAACTGAACAACTTTATCAATTACTTTAATTAAAACTGTATTGATCTGTAAGAACTGTTCTCCAACTTCAGCAAGGGAAGCTCTTAAGCTTTCAATTGCCCTGCGATACTTACCAGATGCAGATTCGGTTACGGCTGCTAATTCTCGATCTGCTACAGAAGCTAGTTCTCCAGTAGATGCTTTCATAAGATCTAATACCTGTAGAGTTTGGCTTCCTTCTCTTCCTAAGTTTTCAAACAAGGCGTTCAGTCTTGAAAACTGGAACTTGCCAAATAACTGCTCTATGGCCTGTTGTTTTTGTAGTGGATTTAATCTATCTAGTGCGCCTTGCAATTCCATTAATGTGCCAGTTAAATTTCCAGCATTATCGTTTACTATTGAAAGTAAATCTATTCCTAAAGTTTGAAATTTTCCTACCGCAACATCTGTTGGGTTAATCAAAGAAGCTAATGCTGACTTTAATGCGTTGGCACCTTCTGATGCGTTAATACCACCTTCACGCATGGCAGTTAGATATAGTGCAAGGTCTTGTACGCTTCCACCCAGACCTTGGATTACTGGACCAGCTTTTGGAATTGCTTCTACTAAGTCGTTAAGAGTTGTAGATGTTTGGTTTTCAACTGCGTTAAGGAAGTTAATTGATTGTGAAAGTTCATCTGTGTTTTGCTTAAATGCTGACTGAATTGCAAGTGTTGCCTTCATGGCTTCTTGTCTATCTACTTCACCAAGCACTGCAAGTCTGGTAGTTTCTTTAATTGATCCTAGTAGCTCATCTCCAGTTTTACCAGTTGCTGCAATATCCGCTGCAAGACCAATTGTTTCTTTAAACGAAACACCCATAGCTGAAGATATTTCTTTTGCTGTTTTTGATACATCGTCTCTAACTCTGCCCAGTTCTGCTGCTGAAGTTCCTGCAACATCTCCGTATACCTTAGTTAAACGAACTAATTCTTGATCTGCTTCTCTAAATGCTTTAGCAGCCTGTGCTCCAAATGCTACGAGAGGGACTGTTAAACCAACTGTTAACTGACGGCCTGCCCACTGAGTATTTTTACCCCAGTTAATAAGTTGTCCAGCGCCATCCTGGATTACCTTATTCATGATCTGTAGTTCTTGTCTTGCTATGGCGGTTTTATTTTTTATTTCATCAAGCCCTCGTGGAACGTGCACGTTGAACTGCATAAGTCCTTGTGCGTTTCTGCCTAGCGGTTGTAATATTGAGTTTTGTAGGGCTACTTGTTGCTTTGCTAAATCCCTTATAAGTCCACCAGATTGCTGTGCATGCTGTCTAAAGGTATTAAAATATTGATTTAATTTAAGTTTGCCACCATCAAGATTTTTACCAAATTTTTCAACATCTGATTGTAGACTTACAAAGTGTGTAGAGTATTGTCCTGTGCTTCTTAGTGTGTCTGAAAATGAACGGTTCATTACAGCAATTTGATTTGCCAACATCTTGTTTGAGTTGGCTAACTGCTCTTGTAATTTAGATAGGCTAGAAGTAACCCTATGCACATCGGCAATAAGGGCTGAGAAGTCGGCATTAGCGACTATTCGTGTACTAATTGTTTCTTCAGCCATTTACTATATTCTACTCCTTAGTGTATCCTAGTCCTTCACCAATTCCAAAACCAGCTTGTGCTGCGAATCTTCCTTGTAGTGAAACAACGTCATTGGGATTAGCATGTATTCCTGCCGCTCTCAATTCTATTTCTTCAAAACTAGAACCTTCCTTGCTATCATCTTCATACTCACCTAAATCTACTCCCTTTAAAGATGCTAGGAACTTTCTTTCTCCGTGTTCCCTTTTCTTTAAAGCTTTAAGAGTAGCTATAAGTTCTGGCATTGATAGATTTTCTTCAAGTTCATCGTAATTTCTCCAATGTCCTAAAAGAAAAAGCTCTCCTTCTAATGCGGCTAAATCTAGTTCTGACCAGCCAGAACCGCTGCCGCTAGAAGGTTTGGGTCGTCAAGTTTAATTCCTCCGCAAACTTCAAGAATGCGATTCATTGTTGGAACATCGATTGCATCTTCAAATGCTTCTCTGTCTGCTACCAAATCTGGTAATTGTTTTTCTAGTGCAATTGCACAAGCATCAATTAGGATGTTTAGGGTTTCATCTTCTGTCTCAGACTCACTAGTCTTTTTAATTGCGATCATGAACTTACGAAGTTCTTTAATTGAAAGGGGCTTAAGCTTTACGGTCTGTCCGTTTTGTAGCTGTACCTCTTCTACGTCATATACTGTTGTTGCCAATTTAGGTCCTCCTAGGATCTATTCATAATCATTATACTAAAAAGAATATACTAATACAAACGTAAAACCCCCAATAAATTGGGGGTTTTACAGAATAGCTAATAAATTAAATCTATTATGCTACCAAGACACGGTCAATAATCTTACCGTATTCAGATCCTGCATAAGCAGCATCTGGTAGAAGACGGAATGTTACTGGGAATGTGGTTGGAGTTGTACGAGCAAGTGAGAATTGTGACTGTTGTACTGACAATACACGACGTGCATAATATACACGCTCAGATGTTGTTGAGGTTGCTGTTGGAGCCTGTCCAACTGCAATTAACTGACGCTCTGTTGGAGCTGCACCAAGTGCACCTGCCTCTAGACCGAGTTCCTTCTTATTTGCTGCTCCAGTCAAACCATTGTCTGAAAGAGTCGATGCTGCCTGTCCGAATACTGCTGCGATGTTCTCGAGAGTACCTTCTGACATTTCTGTTGCGATCATAACTTCCATCGCAGACTTGAACAACTTAGCTGTATCAAGCAACTGATCTACAGTTACTGAATCATATGTTGGGTTGTATGTAATTTGAAGACCATTGTTAGTAAAACCAACGTTACGGTATCCAAATAGTCCTGCTGTCTGGTTTACGTTATTTAGTGTAGTTGTATATGATACGCCTGATGCAAATGCTGGGACTCCTACTGTTCCTGAGCCTGATGCAATTGCTACGCCTGCTTCTGCGTTTGGGATGTAATCTGCGTCGTTAACGTCAATTGTTGACAAGAACAACGGAGATGCACCGACGAGAATATTTTTAGCATTACCTACGGATTGTGCCATAGTTTTCTTACCTCCTATATTTCAATATATATATATATGTTAAAATCTTAAATTAAAGCTGGCTAGGCTTCTTTCCTCTTAGGATAAGTTTATTCCATAATAGGTAAAAAGGCAAACTCTAAAGGAACCTGCCTGCGGTAGGGCTATCTCCTACTGAATCGGTAATTCTAGAATATTTTATCTCAAGCACTACTTCTGCAGAAAAGAACCCTTGGAGTTCCTCTGAAGGGGCAGTTGGAGAGATATCTGCTATCCAAACGCTATGAAATTTAAATTTATCTGATAAGCCTGTCCATTTATTTATATCCCTAGCAGACTCGTCCATTCTCCTAAATTCATCTGTCATATAGTTTCTAATCTCGTTTATATCTGATACAGACGTTGAGTATATGGTGAATAGTATCTGCTCACAGCAAATTAGCCAGTTGTCCTCGTAAGACATACCTATCTTGTCGTAGACTATATGCTTTTTGCCGCTCAAGAACTGATTCATTTCAGCTGCTTGTTGAACTGGGATAATTGGGACAATATTCTCATTTAGATTGTCTGACCAATAGTCCTCTTCGTCAAATATATTACGTGTATAAAGTTCTTTCCATAGATACTTACGAAGTTCTAGCATTGCATCTAGCTTATAGTTAGCCGTCACATTGCACCTCCAAATGAAGCCGACAATGCGGCATCTGCTTGAGATCTAATTAAATTTGGTGAAAAAGAATACTGAACTTTTTTAATATTAGAAGGAACTCTAAGCGCCTTGCTAATGCTTGAATTAAATATTCTTTGAAACCCAGAGTTTTTAATTGAAGCATTAACTAAGTTACTGCTAAAAAATCTTGAGTGAGCCAAAGTAAATTGATTAGTTGAGCCAGACCCGCCAGGTCGTCTAACCGTTACAGATTTGCCTTTAGGCATAAACACTGTTTCTCCATCTATTTCAAAGACTAGACGCTCTGCATTTTTAGGTCTAATAACCAAAGGTTTTCCTGCTTCCATAACTGAAGCCTTGTTTGCAAACATATGTCTACGTTTTCCACTTGCACCAGGAACCATAGATCTTGATGGCAAAAACTCGTAGTTTAGTCTAAATGATAATCCGTCTTCTGATATTTTATTTAATTTAAAAAGTCTTGCGGTCTTATTTCCAGTTTTTTTCCATTCATAAACATGATGCAAGGATTTAGGTTTTGACCTTGCCAAGGCATCTATATAATTTCCAAAGTCTAAGTTTATCTGATCAAATATTGTTTTTGTAAACAATGCCTTGAATTGAGCATTCGTTGTAAGCTTGGACAATACTGCTGCTTCATAATACACATATGCCGATACCTGAGCTACTGTGCTATCTTTTAAAGGTCCGCTTTGATTTGCGTACATCATTCTTTCAAGTCCGCTTGCCGCCTGAATCAACATTGTGCTATTGTCCAATTTGCTGATTCTCCGATCTCTTCATGGATGAGTTGTATCCTATTACTCTACCGAAAGGGTCGGTAACTGGAGTAGTACCCATTACCTCAAAAACTGTTGGGGTTTCATTAGGATAATTTATTTCGCTCCAAATGGTGTTACCTTGAGAGTCCCTTATGTTTGTAACCTTTTCTCTAATGGTTAATTTTTCTATTGTTCTTACTTGAACAACTTGATCATTTAGGTATTTATTAGAAAATATTTGCTTGTCGCTAGATCTTGTAGTAGCGGAGTTACTGATAACTCCTTTAACGTGGCAGGCTACGGTTTTATAATAGTTCCACTCTCTAACAATTGCCCCTGTATCTGGATCTTGAATTTCAAACTGTTTATAAACATCTAAATTCATAGCCAGAACTGAATCTATAATTCCGTTCATTATATAAGTATAACTTTAGAAACTACGTATTCTGAAAGCAATTGATCTGCATACAGATTTCCAGTTCCTGAAGTTGACCCGCTTCCGTATTCAAAATCCCAGTCAAATGTTGAGATCTTGTTAATATACTTGTTTCTCCATAAATTATCTTTAGAAAAATAGTCTTTCATTAATTCTATTGCTGCAAGCTCTACCTCGTCTGGAACATAAGACCACCCAAATTTTCCAAATACCGTGTATCTTACACCCCTTCTAAATATTCCAGGGGAGTCGTGAATAGAAGGCGGAACCATGCCGTTTGCAGTATAAACTGTATTGTCTAACATGTCGGCCCTATTTATACGCAAGCCAAATCCGCTTTCTGTAATGTCTACTTTGTAATTCCAGTTGTCAACATTGTTAATATTATCTTCTAGTAATATGTCATTTGAATACAATTTGTATAAAGTTTCTATTCTAGCGGGCAGAAGAAGAACATCTGAGTCTATTCCATAGACAGAGCAGGTTTCTAAATAATTATAAAACTCTTGTCCTGTATAGTTTTCTATTACCTTACGGGCATATCTTTCAGCCGCCATTATTTCATTGTATGTTTTATAATTTGGATCCGAAGGATCATTTCCAATACGCAAGCACTCGCATGCTTGAGCATAATCAACATATGGCTGAACAACAAAAAGCTTATGCTCTTTAGACTGAGCATTTCCTTCAACATTGTAAGACCATACGAGCTTTAGCTCTCTAGACTTGTATGTTGCATTTATTGGCATGTTTAAAAGATAAACACCAATATCGGTTTCTGATTTCTCAGTAGCTAAATTTAAATATAATGCAGTATTTGGATTTATGGTCGTTTCTGGATCATTAGTTACATCGTAAATTGTAACTGTTGGATTAGAACTTGCGTCTGTTGGTTCGCCCCTCCAAAACACTTTGTGTTTTACTGGGTTAGTTGATCCTACATAAATTTCCATAATGTAGACTTAGACTAGTTGTAATACTCCTGGACTTCCCTTGGAGTTGCTAATCTAAAGCCCTCCTCCTTATCAAAAATTGCTTGCGCTGCTTCATTACTCATTGCAATAAATGGGTGTTCTTTTGTGAACGTAAATCCCATAATATCATATCTAAAGTTATCTCTAGTCATTCTTACTAATACTGTGTTTTCTGGCTGTTCCGCCTTTGGATCAAACTTAGGCAGGATTTCTACGGTCATATCTTCTTCTTCCATCTTGTCCATGGTCTTGTTATATACAGACCAAGTTACGCCTTCTTCTGCGAGGGCGGCAATGATATCGGCCTTACTCTTTAGACCATCTGTATCAACTGCAAAATCTTCTGCAATCTTTTTTATCTCAGATACTTTTAATGTCTCAAATGACATATATATCTCCTATTTCTACTCTAAACAATTATAGCATTACTAAATTAAAATGAAAAGCCCCCCAAAAATTAATTTAGGGGGCTTTTAGCAGATCTAAATCCTATTAATTAGGAAGCAATCTTAACGTCTTTAACAACTACCCATGCGTCTGCCTGCTCGATTTGAACGCCTACACGAGTATACATTGTGTACTCGATAGAGTCCTTACGTGGCTGGAAGAAACGATAGACGGTTACATCACGCTTGATACCAATAACTACGTTATTTGGGAATGTCAAGTGGATATCTCCGTGATCGCCAGTCTCGCCTGAATATGAACCATCCTGTGCTTCTTTTAGCATAGGAACTTCAACAATTGGAATACCAAATGCGAATGGTGCTACATATCCTGCTGGACCACCAAGTCCTGGAGTTGCGCCACGGATAACGCTTGATGCGATATCTTGTGGGATTGTCTGGTTTGTTCCAATGCTGTTAGCATATAGGAAATCTTGGATTAGGTTTGAACCTACCAAGAAGCGAAGGTCGCCACGACGTTGCTTGTACTTACGTGGAAGTGCCTTTAGAGCCTTGTTGAAAAGCTCACGAGATACTCCTGCGCCTGCACCAGCTACAACGTGTCCGCTAGCCTTTGCCTTCTTTACAACGCCATCAAATGACTTGTATAGGTCATCAGAAGTCAAAGATACGTTTCCGTTAAGGATTACGTCTTCAATATCGTTACCTGCTTGTGTTGCCATCAAACGGGCAATATGATCTTCTAGATCTGGACCTTCAATATTGTCTTCTAGAGACTCAGTTGAAAGCTCCCAGTTCAAGCGAAGTTTCTTTGTTTGAAGAGAGATCTTTGAGAAAGTAACTGCTGCGTTTGAGCCAGTTGTATCTCCTTCTGTTGCGAGAGTCATAAGCTTCTCACCAACGGACATACGATCAATCTCTGCTGTATCGCTTCTCATTCTGACTGTACGTGCGACTTTTCCAATTACGGTTGCGTCGAACATATAATCTAAAAAGCGGGCTGATTGTTCTGCGTTTAGAAGTCCACCGTTACCAGCTTCGCCAGCTACGTGTACTCCTGAAGCGCCAGTAGCTGAGGCAAATGTCGCTGTTGCAGTTGTTCCTGCTGCGATTGCCTTCTCTAATGTTTCATTACTCATATTATATTTCACCTACCTTATTTAATTAATTCTGTTACGGAACCGAGGAAAGAACCGTTCCACTTTGATTTTTTGATTGTTACTTCCTGAGACCCGCCAAGGTCTGA